ATCTCTACGGGCAATTACGCTCTCAACTATCTCATCTCCGGCGATTTTAACCGTGGCATTCCTTTGGGAAAGGTTACTGTGTTCGCGGGAGAATCTGGCGCAGGTAAGTCGTACATCTGTTCCGGTAACATCGTGAAAAATGCACAGGAACAAGGCATCTTTGTTGTGTTAATCGACAGTGAAAACGCACTAGATGAGGACTGGCTCAAAGCTTTGGGGGTAGACACTAGCGAAAGTAAACTGTTAAAACTGAGCATGGCCATGATCGACGATGTGGCCAAGACCATCGCCACATTCATGAGCGACTACAAAGCACTGAGCCCCGAAGATCGACCCAAGATCCTGTTTGTGATTGACAGCCTGGGCATGTTGTTGACCCCTACCGACGTGAATCAATTTGAAGCAGGCGAGATGAAAGGTGACCTAGGTCGAAAACCCAAGGCACTAACAGCATTGGTGCGGAACTGTGTCAACATGTTCGGTAGCTACAACGTAGGCATGGTAGTAACCAATCACACTTATGCCAGTCAAGACATGTTTGATCCCGACGACAAGATCTCTGGCGGCCAAGGCTTTATCTATGCAAGCTCGATCGTTGTCGCTATGAAAAAACTCAAGCTCAAAGAGGACGAGGATGGCAACAAGATTTCTGATGTTATGGGTATCCGTGCTGCCTGTAAAGTCATGAAAACACGCTATGCCAAGCCTTTTGAAGGTGTGCAGATCAAGATCCCGTACGAAACAGGCATGAACCCTTACAGCGGGTTAGTTGATCTCGCTGAGAAGAAAGGTATGCTCAAGAAAGATGGTAATCGACTAGCATTCACCACGCCCGACGGTGAGATCATCAAGTATTTCCGCAAAGGCTGGGAAAGCAACGAGGACAGTTGCCTAGACAAAGTCATGGCCGATTTCCAAAATCAGAAGTCTGAGGTAAGTACTACCGAAGCCCAATCTGAGGAGGAATAATAAAATGGCAGTAGATTTAGCACACGACCTATGGCAAGAACTAAAACGATACATTGCTATATCAGATCGCGAAGATGCAGCAGATACATTGGTTAATGTATTGATCGAGAACGACTATGACGCAGGACAGATTCGCGACTCGTTCAAAGGCGACGGCGATATCAAACGTGCATTGCAGAGTTACCTAGATGACCTTGAAGAGGAAGATCTTGATGAAGATGACGAAGACGACTACGACGACAGTTATTGATCATGTGGTATAGTCGAGTAGTAGCTAATCTGGGTCGCATTCCAGATTTCATCCAGCACTACGAACGAGAGTTGGATGAAGCACGGAAAGAATGTCGGATCGGTGGGTATGTTGAGACCAACATCAAAGAATTGCCCGGTATTACAGAACACAGATTTAATCAATTACAAGAAATTGAGGCTATCCTTAACTATCTTAATATACAATTGCGCAAGATACGCCGCCGTCACTTCCAGAAATATCTCGAGCATTATGCCAGATCTCTCAGCGATCGCACCGCAGAAAAATATGTGGATGGCGAGGACGAAGTCATTGATATGGAAACCATTATCAATGAAGTGGCGTTGTTGCGTAATAAATGGCTGGGTATCATGAAAGGTCTTGATACCAAGCAGTGGCAAATGGGACACATCGTGCGGCTGAGAACAGCCGGAATGGAAGACATCCAGGTATGACCGTTTCCCGGCATCGCCATTCCGAAAAACTAATCAGTGTTGTTGATGAAAATATTGCTGTTAGGCTGTGTTATTTTAACCTTAAAGAGATCAAGTATGGCGGGTTGGCGGAAGAATTTGAAATTGCACTTCGCAACGGCAACGTCTCTATAGAGGATCTAGAGTCGCGTAATATAGTGTTTGATAACATGTACGAAGGACACGGTGCACGGGAATTACGTGCTGTCATTGATTCACTGTCGCAATATTCCTGGTTCTCCCCGGATCGTGCGATGTTCAGACACAATACATTTGATGAACTCCCAATCGGTGTCAACGCCATAGCACGCCCGGCATACATGGTCGAACATGCCGGCTGGTTCCAACATCATGATAATCTGACTATAAACTGGGACGATCTAAATCGTGATCGACTGTTTATCTGCTTGATGCGACGACGCAGCCGTGAACGCAGTATTTTAGCCCGAGAAATTAGATCTAAATTTTCTCCGGATGACTATTATCTGAGTTATGCATCGATGATAAACTATACCGCATGGGACGACGATGCTCAATGCCAGATTCCTATCCTATTAGATGGAACCACGTTTGGAGAGGAGCAACATCGTGCAACAGATCTTAGATTTTTTTCGCCATTGATCAATCTCATAGTTGAGACTAGTAGTCAAGTCGATGAAAATACTTGGCGGAGCCTTTTTGTCACAGAAAAAACTTTTAAATGTTTCGCGTGGCATCAACTGCCAATTTGGTGGGCATTACCCGGGCTCGTAAAAAATATACGGACTTTCGGATTTGATATGTTTGATGATTTATTGGACAATCACCGTTATGATGACATACAAGATCCTGTATCACGGATGGATGCGATGTTAAGCACTTTATCCCAATTAATGCAACACATCAAGGCGATGGGAGTAGACGCGGTCAACATGAGGTTGATGCCACGTTTCCAGTATAATTACGTCAGGTTAAAAACCATGGTAAAAGAAAAGTACGCTGGGTAAAGGTAGGCCTTCAATGAGTACAGATTATAAACCATTTATTTCTAGTCAGGAAAGCCATCGACACAGTTTAAAAACTTTAGAAGCATTGTACGAGTTTGACGACTTTATGGAAAGCATCGATTCTGTAATCGACATGGGTTGTGGCACTGGACTAGATCTAGAATGGTGGGCCACACGTACCACGCGAGACGAAAATCCGCGCCCACTGGATATCAGGTGCTTTGGCATTGATAATTTACCATCCCTATCCATGGTCAAAGAATATCCTAATATCTCTTATCGATCCACAGATTTTGAAGCTCCCATTCCAGTGGGAAAACGAAAGTATGATGTCGTTTGGTCGCATGACAGCTTCCAATACGCTATCGATCCTTTTACTACACTAAAAAACTGGAGAGATGCGACCAATGATGGCGGCATGATGATATTGATTGTTCCCCAGACTACTAATCTTGAATTTAACACACAGGCGTTTGATCAGAGAGACGGTGTGTATTGGCATTGGACTATAGTCAATCTCATGCATGTGCTAGCCGTCAGCGGCTGGGATTGCAAGAATGGATTCTTCTTGAAAGAGCCCACAGATCCATGGATACATGCTGTGGTCTACAAGAGTCAACACGAACCAATGGATCCCAAGACCACACGTTGGTATGATCTTGCGGAACGTGGACTACTATCTGATTCCGCGGTCAATAGCATAAATCGTCATGGATATCTGCGACAACGAGACCTTACCTTACCTTGGATAGACAAAAGTCTCCATTCTTTCGCTGACCATTAACCCAATCTCTCCTGGGTCACACCTTCCTGTGCCAACACATCCAGAACGATCTTAGGCAGATTTTCTACCCGATATCCATACTTGTTCATGATGCCCACCCATAAAGGAGCTCGCAATGGCATGAGTCGATCTTCGCTCCATTCTTCGCCGAGGTGGTGTCCTATTTTTTTCCTGTCGAAACTCTCAATCAATCCCAACAATGGATCAAAAGCCAATGATCGTGGTTGATCTAGATAGCACATCCTGGCTTCCTCAACTGTGGTTATCTCGGGCCGATCTGCGAAGCGCCCAGTCCAATCATTGACGATGCAAGGTATCGATAAATCGTGTTTCTGCGCTACATGTAATCTGCTGCCCCCTACGTTGCTCTCTAGCAACAACAGTTCTTCGGGTCTGCGAGAACGCATTTCCGGGGGTAAGTTTTCTATCTTGCGCTTTTTAGGATACCCACAAGTGATCACTACCGGATTGCGAAATCCTTCTGCCAGGACACTTTCCTCGAGTTTACGATAGTGTCCACAGAGATCGTCCAGTGCCGCTTCATATTCGGCCATGATCTTTTCTCTTTTTTCTCGTCCTGGATCAGACCAATCTGTCCAGATAGAATTATAACCTCCACCACTGCGGCCCACCATGCCAAAGATTTCTCGGGCAGGTAACATCACATATCTTACCGCGTACTGATTCATATTCTTGATTTCATGATCCTGCGGTACCACAACGACATCATCCTTCCAGTGATTCAACACCCATGGCTGCGGATCGATCACAAATTTCCATGAGCGACTGGATTGTGTAGCAGAATCTGGTATGCTAGGAGTTCCATGATAGCACACAATAGATGCTTGCTCAGGTAGCCCTTGTCTGCAATGGACTTTGAAACTGACTATTTGATTAGAGAACGTATCCTGCCAGTACATACGACCCACGATCTTCTTTTGTATCCAGCGTTGATCTCCGTGCGGCCGTACCGACATGATCGCGGCCTGCGGATCTTTTATAAAGTCATCCCAAATGTCAAAATATTGTCCATGATACCAGCTCATTAGGCCCGAACCGATGTTGTCATCCCCGACTACAGTCTTAGCAATACCTGTATAAAAA